CAACGGAATCCTTGGCGCGCTTGAAAAAGTTAACGCCGAAGTGTCCATAATCCGCAGCCGCATCGCGGTCGTAAATGACCACATCATGCTCTAACATGAGATCATCCTGCCCCGCAATCATCGGTCGCAACTGGTGGCCGCACATCCAGCCCGGAGGATTCTCCGAAGCCTTCACGTCGCCCCGCATCGGAACCATGGGCCGCGAATCCGCCGTCCAGCGTCGCCGCGCACCATCCCCAGACAAGGAGATGCGCGAGGCGGCGAATCGGGTGCTGGAAAGACGGGTGGAGTTGCCGCAAGGAGCTGTATGAAAAATTCTATGTTTCGGTATATTGCATTTCCGGGCTGCGCCATAATCGCATGTCTGCTATTCATATTCGTGCCAGACGATTCGCTTCCGTCCACGGATGGTCAAACTGCTCCGCCCGCAGGATGGCGCATTCTCAAATGTCACGAGAGCGAAACCTACACATGGGATCGCCCCGTGGGGTTCAGCGGCAGCTCCAGATTTAAGTCGGACCAACGCGAATCGTCGGTCCAAGGCGCAATCGACAAAGCGTGGGCACAGTATGAATTCGGTCGCTTCTGGCGCAAAGAGCCGACGCCTGTCGATACATGCAAGTGGGTCGCCGTCGCACCATGACCGAAGCCCTCCAGCTTCTCCTCGACCAGCTCGAATCCCACCGCCTGCACGTAATCCTGGTGCCGCTTAATCCGAAACTCAGGAATTACTGTGAGGGTGGGATGAAGCGTGTCTGCGCCGACGTGCCGCCGCGCTGGTATCGCACGCTTTGCCACAACAACCCCTCCTCGCGTGGCGTGCGTAGGGGTAAAGCGGATACGCGGATTCGGCGTCAGAACATTCTCTCCGTCCTCCGCCGCCTGTCGTCCGGCCTGCCCTCCAGATCGAAGTACGTGCCGGAGTTGATGCAGATTGCTAGGAGGGCGGCGTGAAGTTCACTCGCACATGGGCGATGCCCAACGCAGACACGTTTTCCGTGAAGCCTATCGGAGAGTTCGTGAAGCGATACCTCGCGCAGTCGTCGGTTTCAATCGACCCATTCTCACGCAACAAGCTCTGGGCTACGCACACGAATGATCTGAACCCAGAGACCAGCGCCCAGCACCACATGGACGCCGAAGATTTTTTGAAGATGCTGGCCACGAAGTCTATTCAGGCCGATCTTGTGATTTTTGACCCGCCATACTCTCCGCGCCAAATTTCAGAGTGCTACAAGTCTGTCGGTCGAGAGGTCGGAATGAAGGGCACGCAAAGTGCGCTGCCGTATCAGCGCGTCCGTGACGCGATACCGGCTGTTATTTCTCCTAGCGGAATAGTCCTGTCATTCGGGTGGAATTCAGTGGGCATGGGCAAGCGGCACGGTTTCGAGCAAATCGAGATCATGCTGTGCTGCCACGGCGGAGCGCACAACGATACGATCTGCGTGGCGGAGAGGAAGGCCATGCTCACAATTGACGACTGAGCCATAGGGCTCTCCCCGATAGCAACCCGCCCACCGTATTTTTTATACCCTGCCCCATGGTGGATTTTCTGATTTTGCTTGCAGGTAGGGAACATTCCGCAGACACCTGAACAGCGCCGACGTTTCCCCGTCCTTTCACTCCGCTTCCGACTCTTCACTTGGGGTCTCCAGACCTCACGCCGCGCATCCGAGACGAAAACTGCTTCACCCGACTGCGGCTCTGCCGTAGGGGGATGGAGGGGGAACTTTCTTTCGTGCTCGGGTGCGCGGCAACAATTTCAACTACGATGCTCCTCCCCCACTGCCTCCGCCTCCGCGCCATCGTGGTTGTACGGTCCATATCGGAGTACGCCAAGCTCACCAACCAACCCCGCCTGTTCTTCTGGTGTCGGTCGGTGCTGCGGAAACTGGGAGGATGGGGGCAATGAGCGACGATCCGCGCTACTCCCTCCTGCTCGGCGACTGCCTTGAGCGCATGAAGGAAATCCCCGGCGGCTCAGTGGATATGGTGATGTGCGATTTGCCGTATGGGACGACGGCCTGCAAGTGGGACGCGATTATACCGTTTGAGCCGCTATGGGCTGCGTACCGACGGGTGTGCAAGCCGAACGCGGCGATTGTGCTGACGGCGAGTCAGCCGTTTACGAGTGCCCTGGTGATGAGCAACGCGCCGGGCTTCAAGTATTGTTGGGTGTGGGATAAGGTGAACCGCCCAACTGGACACCTGAACGCCAAGAAACAGCCTTTGCGCGAGACCGAGGACGTGACGGTATTTTATGCCGGTAAGCCCACATATAACCCGCAGATGACGGACGGTGAGCCATACGTGGCAACGGGCTCTAAGACCTCCGACTGCTACGGGTCACAAAGAAAAACCACGACGATATGCACCGGCAAGCGGTATCCGAGAAACGTGCTCAAGATTCCGGCCGATGAGCGCGGAACGGTTGGCAGAATCCACCCCACCCAGAAGCCCGTCGCCCTAATGGAGTACCTGATCCGCACCTACACCAACGAGTGGGATGTTGTGCTCGACAACACCATGGGCAGCGGAACGACCGGCGTGGGGTGCATTAGGTCCGGCCGACGCTTCATCGGCATAGAACGCGACCCGGAGTATTTCAAAATCGCGACTGAACGTATCCAGTCCGCGCAACCTGATATGTTGGTCATCGACGACCTATGAGCATCACACCCTCCGACCCCGCCCGTCCCGCCGACCCTCGCGCCGCCTACATGCGCGAGTACCTGAAGAAGTGGCGCGCGGCACACCCCGGATACCACGCTGACTACAACCGCCGCTGGCGCTACCAGACCTACCGGCACAAGTCCCACCGGCCCGGCGACCGCTTCTTCATCGGCCCACTGACGCCAGCTCAACAAGCGCACCGCGATTCCTGCGTTGAACGCTACAGGCGCTACCACTCATGACCGACGCGCTGACAGTGGACTGGGATGATGATGTATCCAAGCCGATGATGCCGGCAGTTGAGTCGTTTGAGACGGCGATTCCGGTGGCAACACCGGCAAAGGAGGTGAAGATAAATGGTGGAGCACAGCAGCACGCCGCTGACAGGCGCGGGGGGCCAACATCCCCAGCCTCCCGCGCCGAAGCGCCGTCCTCACCGACCGCAGAGGAGCAATTGATTGCCTGCTGCATGATGGATGGCCCAGAAATAATTCCTAGCGCACTATCAGCCGGCATCACATCTACCTCAGCATCCGATCCCAAACTGGCCTGCATTATTGGAGTTCTTATTGACCTTCATCGTCGGGGCGAACCCACCGACATTGGCGTGGTAGCCGAGGAGCTGACCCGCATCGGCAAGCTCAACTACATCGGTGGGGCACCAATACTGACCCAGATTTCGCAGCGCATCCCTACAACGGCGCAGGCCAGCTACTTCATTCGGACAGTCAGAGACCTTGAGATTAGACGCGCACTGATTGTGGCTGCGAACGAAATATCTGAACGCGCACGCGATACTACCGAAGAAATAAATTCCGTCATCTCGGAGTCGTCGTTCAAGATTTCCACGATTGGCCGGGACGTAACGTCACCCACCCGTTCCCTGACCGACTTTTCCGTTCCCCCTGACGGCGATTCATCCGTCTTACTTGGCGACCGCTACCTGAACCGAGGCGATGGTGCCGTACTTTCATCGACCTCCGGCATGGGCAAGTCCTCGCTGTCGCTTCAGATGGCAGTCCTGTGGGCGCTGGGCCGTCCCGCATTCGGCATCCGACCCAACGGGCCGTTGACATCACTCATCATCCAGTCCGAGGACAGCGACGGCGACGTGGCTGAGGTATGGGAATCACTGCGCCACTGCCTCGCCCTCACCGACGAGGATATTTCAGCAGTCCAGAAGCGCCTGCACATCGTCTCTGACCGCACCTCACGCGGGCCTCGCCTCATTGCCCGGCTACGCTCCCTGATCCGGACTACCAAGCCCGACCTTGTATGGCTCAATCCCCTCCAGGCGTTCATTGACGGCGACGTGACCGACTCACAGGACTTGGGTAAATTTCTCCGCGAAGGACTGAATTCCCTGAATGAGCCTGCTACCTTCGGCTACTTCATCGTCCACCACACCACCAAACCATCAACCGGCAAAGACCGTAACGACCGTCAGTGGCACGAGGTGATGTACGATATGGCTGGAGGGGCCGAGATCATCAACTGGGCGCGGGCCATCATGTCGTTGCGGGCCACGCCAGAGAAGGGCGAGTTCACGCTGGAACTGGCCAAGCGCGGAACCCGAGCGGGCATCGAGAAGCGCATTGAGGATGGGCTGAATACGCGCGTTGAACTTCAGACTTCAATTCCGCTGAAGCACTCCCGCGAGACCATCCACATCCCCGGACGGAAGCGTCCGATGCGGGCAATCTTCTGGGAAGGGCGCGAGGCAACCGCCCCCGAAGAGAAGCCCGAATCCAAGCGCGGCGGCGCCAACCGCAAGTACACCATCGACCAGTTCCGATCCTCGTTCCCGGCGCACGCCGCCACACCCCTGCGGCTCTCACCGATCTACCAAGCCGTCATCCAGAGCGTGCCTGTGGGAACGAACCGCGCCTTCTTCAACCTTGTGCAGCGATTCGTGGAGGACGGAGAGGTGGAGCGCGTCATCGACAAAAACGGCATCCACCTCTACCGGCTGGCGTACTAGTCGTCGATGGTGAGCATCCGCTTGTTTGGCGGAATCCAGTCGGTCTTACTTCCCTTCGACGAATTGCAGCTGCGGCAGCACGGAGCGATATTCCCAATCTCGTGCTTCCCGCCTTTTGAGAGCGGAATTATGTGGTCGATAGTGACTGTTTTCCGCGTGATCTCAGCATCACAATAAGCGCACAATTTGGCGTTTAGGATCATTTCGGCGGCTATGTCGCTCACGCTCCTAGTCTGCGCGCGACGGGCAATGGCCTCGCGATTATTCACGCGGTACTTCGCAGCCGCTTTTACCTCGCGAGCATGCTTCTTCGCCTGAAGCCACTCCCACCACCCATCGCGCTGTACCACCTTCGTCGCAGCCCGCGCATCCGGCAGCTTGGCCAAAATATCGGCGATCCGGTCATTCATCGACCACCTCCATCGCAGGCGGCATCGCCTTTACCACCCGCCACGCCGTAGCCGCCGAGACGCCGCCGAGCATTTCCCCCAGCTTCGCGTAGTTCTCACCACCTGTCTCCTTCATCCACTTCCGGACCATAGCCGCCCGATCCCCTCCCGCCATCTTCGGCGACGGCCGACCCAAGACCTTGCCCCGCGCCCGAGCCGCCACCACTCGCCAGCTGCGCAGAATCGTGCAAATTGCACGAAAGCCAGGGCGGAAAGCGGGCATTCCCATTGCGTGTCATGGCCTAAACGGCCCGGATTGCGT